TGGAGCATGGGCTCAATGCTCACTATCTCAATCTCTTCGTCGTCGCCCAGCATGGTTACCCCTTAGTGATTCGGCAGAGAGGAATCGTAGTTCGCCCCGGATCCACCCTTGGTGACCGGAGTCTGAACGATGGTGGTGGTGTTCCAGGCTGGGCTGGAGGTCGGGTCGATGTGACGAGAGTCTCCCATGGAGCGAGACTCCATGGTAGAAGTCTCCCAGGTCGCAGCAGCGCCTACCTCATCCGCCCACTTGTTGGAACGTGGGTGATCGGAGAAGGCACCACCAAGAGCGGCCTCGAATGGAGACTGGCTGTTCGGACCAGGCATGTTACTTCCTTACTGTCTTGGCAGGTGCCTTGGGCGCCTGCGTCTTGGGTACGTGGCAGAAGCCACAAACCTCAACACCCTCTTCAGTGGTGATGAAGTAGACCGGCTTGCCAATCGCGTTGGCGTATGCACAGTCATGCATTAGGGGTTCCCTCCGGCCAGTGCCAAGTGCCACCCTTCTTAGTGTGTGGATCATGCTTGCACTGCTGATTGAAGAAGAGGCCGGTAGGATTCACCACGACAAGAGTTGCCTCCATGCTGAGCGGGTCTACGTCAGAGGCGACGATTGCCGCTCGACACTCAGGCTCGAACTCCCCTCCGGGAGTTCCGTAACTCTTGTAGTGGACGATCCTGCCGACGGTTGGGACTGTCATTAGATGGACTGCTCTCGCCTAGTTCGCACGTTCATGTTGGTTTCCCCGCTCCCCCTGAGGGACGCCAGCATCTGCATTACGTCCTGGCCTCCCTGAGGGGCTCCAGGGGGTGTAGGAGCGCCTGCGGGCGCTCCCTGGGGCGATCCTCCCATCGCGGCCTCAAGAGGGTTCTGAGGGCCCTGTGGGGCCTGCTCAGGCGTGAAGGCCTTGAGGATCGCCTCATGCACCGGAGTGCCCTTGGCTCGCAGGTCCATGACCTTCGCCATCTGCATGAGAGGCTGAAGTGGATCCATACCCTGAAGTGCCATCTGGGGGATCGCCTGCATGGCACCCTGGATACCCGCCTTGAGAGCATCGTTGAACTGCTCGGTATCGATCTGGGTCTGCATCTGGACTACATCGATCTGCATCGGCAGCTGTCGCTGCACGAAGTCTCGGGACACCAGTTGGTCACCGCGCAGCTGGAGCAGGGCCACGATTGCCCTGGCCGGGTCCTGACCTGCGGCAAACCCGTAAGTGACATCTGCGGTGTGGTTACCGTTGATGTCCTTGGACGGTACGTAGGAGTCCTCAAACGGAGTCCCCTGAACCACGCCACGGATAGTCCTCTTCTCATCGGGCCAGATCTTCTCATCGATGAAGAACGCATCCTCGATGGCGCCACGAAGCGCCATCCCGATCACCTGCTGGCCTGTGGTCACGACGGTGTCGAATCCACCCATCAGGGCCTCCACACCCTTGCCGGTGATGATCGATGCGTCGAGGTTTCCACCGCGAGCTTCTGGAGTTCGAGTGGACATACGCAGCTCCCTTTCGAGGAGCTGCTCTTCCTGTGCTGCGAACTGCGGAAGATCGATGCCTACATACTTGATCTTCTCGGGACTGTCGGTTCGGATGATGGAGTCACCACCGAACACCATGCGCTGAACATCTCGCGGAACTGCGAGAGGTGCACGTACAGCCTTCTCGGTCGCCTCAAGTCCAAGCATTGCCATGCGGGACTTCGCGAGGTAGACCCAGATCGCGTCATCGTAGGCGCCACGGATCTCACCGTCGAAGGATGGACGCACAGCCACTCGGACCGTCAGGCGGCCGAGTGGATTCTTCATCTCCTCAAGGATGGTGTTCGAGTGAGCCGGAAGATACATGTACATGCAGTTGGCATCCATGTACTTGCAGATCTCGATCTCCCTCTCGGGAAGATAGTCCTTGCCGTACGTGTCCTTACGAGTGAGCATCTTCTGTAGCCATGGATACTTGGCCATCAGTGAGATGGTCTCCTCGCGCCAGATGCGCGAGTACGACCTGAGTCCACCGAAGACATCGAACTCAGGGTATGCACCGACAGGGTTCTCGACCCTGATGACGGGAACCTTGCGTTCCATGTCTGGCTCTACCACATACACGGTCATGCCGTAGCTGAGGTAGTGATCGCAGGCCTTGATCTGCTCACCGTTCTCCAGCCTCGAAGCGAGGATGTAGTGAGAGGCGATCCTGGTCCTGCGACTGGAGATCTTCTTGCTCCTGTCGGAGACCTGAAGAGAGTTGGAACAGTTGATCGACGGCATCTGACCCATGACCTCTGAAGTGTCGCGGGCAGTCGTGTCAATCATGTTTGCCACTACCGGATGGGGCCATGGCTCAGGCATGGCCCCTGGCATCACGGTATCGATATCACCGGAGCGAACGTCACGGACATCCCTCTGTCGCTGATCCCGGTCTCGTGCGGCATCCCTAAGGGCCTCGACCTTTCGGGCGACTTCCTCAAGAGTCCGTACCATTCGTCACCTCCTCAGGTGATCGGTGCGTTCCACAGTGCGTTCCACGTGAGCTTGCCCACGATCCCGTCTGCGGTCAGGTTCTTGTCATGCTGGAATGCGCGGACAACCCTGTCGGTCTGTAGACCGAAGCTCCCGTCTACTCCGATAGTCCAACCGCGATCGTGAAGGCGCGCCTGTACAGTTCGGACCACATCTCCACTCGATCCGAGCTTGAGATAGATTCCGGGCCACGGGTGGTTAGGGGTTGGAGCGGGGGAGGGGCTGGGCACTGGCACGGGAGCATCTCCGGGCTCAAGTGCAGCACTGCGCACGAGAGCGTAAAGGGGCTCACCTGGGCATGAGGTGGCGTATCCATCACGGTGTCCCTTGATCTCATTCCCCGCTCCATTGCGGCGCAGGTATGCGATAGCGTCCTTGATTCCCTCGATCATCTCGGGAGTAGGCTGAGTATCGCCAGAGTCCCCGAGGAAGGCGACCACCGAGTAGTGGTCGCCGTTCAGAGTCTGGTTGCCATTGGCTCCGGTCTTCTTCCGGATACCGCGCCCCTCAAGAACGTATCCGTGCTTACACACTCCGAAGTTGTATGCCACATCCACATACCCCTCGGCCTTGTTGGCAAGGTGGGAGGCACGGATGTCCTTCCACTCCTGCACGCACTCATCGTGCGAGTCGATGTGAACAGCGGTTCCCTCGTAGTGAACCTTCACACCCTTGGCGGTCGGCCAATCGGCCGCCGCACTCGCTGGCCATCCGAGATCAGCTCGGCTTACAAACTTCATTGATCTTCTCCTCTATGCGCTTGATACGCTCAAGCGTCTCAGCGTCAAGCTTCACGTCTTCGAGTAGGGTGCGGCGGTCATTAGCCGCCGCCCTGTTGCCACTCATCAGCAGGATCGGTGTGGCAAATGCAGCCTGTGCGCTCATCACAAGATTGGCGAGGATGAACGGGTACAGGTCCCACGCCCCGGTCATGTGCAAACCATTCCAGGCAAACCAGGCAGTAAGGAAGGCTGCCTGACTCAGGACGAACTTCCACGATCCCATCACTCCGGCTAACTTGTCAGCAGCCCTCTCACTGAACTTCATCCCGACCACCAATTCATCGTGCTGTCGCCATGCATTGCAGCCTGGGCCATGTAGTCCAGATCGATCACGGCCTGCTTCCTCTTGTCCCGCTCGGATGCGTAAGGGTTGGAGTAGTGGTACTCCTCCTGCTTGCTGACCTCATCGACAAGCTCCCTGCATCGGATCTCGGCGAACCAGAGAGCCATGACACAGTCGGTCTTGCGCCTGGACTTCCGTCCAGGCTCATCGGGCTCCCAGGTGACAAGCTGACCGATGAGAGCCTTGACTCCCTCCGCCTGCTTGTTGGGCAGGCGGATGAGCTGCTTCTTGTTCTCGTATCCATCGAACAGCATGGACATGGACGCGACTCCGAAGTCCGCGTCCCACTTGTTGCTTCCGGTAAAGTGCTCCCTCAGAAGACATCCTCGGGATGCCAGGAAGGACCGAATCTCTCGGTTCTGGGTCACCATGAGGTTCATGGCGTTCTTCTCGATACGCCACTCGTTCATGCGATACTTTACCGTCCACTCCTTGATCTTGTCGAAGATGTCATCCGGCTTCGTAGGCCTGGTCCAAACATCCAGTACCCACCGGATACCCGTAGCTCGATCCATCGCGATGACAACCGCAGCCGAATTACCAGTAACCGCCGGGTCGAACCCACCAACGACGTAGCAACCCTCAAGGCCATGGGGACGCCCCTGGGCCGTACCTGGAGGCATAGGCCCTGGCTGCCTGGCTGCGTCAACAGAACCAAGGACCGCCTTCTCTGGGAAGATCGCATCGTCAACCACCTGTGCTTGCATGTAGACGAGTTCCCAGTTTCGGGGACTCATGGATGCTCGGCGCTTCTTGAGCGCCGTGCCTGTCCACATAGGATACAGGCCGTCCTTGGTCTTTTCAACAAGAGCCTTGCCGACCTTGGAAACAGGCTGCCTGTTGGTGAACGGCCACAGAGTGACCCACTTCTTCGGATCCTCATCGAACTCAAGAACAGCAGGCTGAGTCAGGTAAGTCCACGGGGACTCCTCCTCGCCGTAGTACTCGTCCTTGACAATCTCTCCGTACAGATCAGTCGGAGCGAGTCGAGTTCCCACAAGTAGGCAGACTCCTCCGGGGTAGGAGAGTCGGTTGTAGACCTCTCGCTGAAGCCAGTCCATCTGCTTCTCATACTCGTGAGCGTTCTTGCCAGTGACACAGTCGTCCAGGATGATCAGGTCCGCTCGGGATCCATAGATGTGACCACCGATGGAGAGGGCCTGAACAGTCGGGTCCTTCTCGCCGGAGTCTCGAAGGTCCGAGCTGACATAGATGGAATCGGCAGTCCAGCTCGCCGCATTGGCGGCGAACCCTCCATCCGGAGCGAAGTCGATCTGGAGCTTGCGGTAGTTCGGGTTCGGGGACGAGAGCCTGTCCTTGATACCTCGAAGGAACTTCTTCGCCATCTCCTGAGTCTGGGACACGATGATGATACGGATGTTCGGGTCATCACAGATCCGGTACGTCACATAGTTCATCGTGATCGTCGTGGACTTCGCATGCTCCGGTGGAGTGTTGATCAGAAGGAACTCGGGCTCTCCCTTGATGTACACCTGGTTCTCGTGCAGGTTGCGGGGCTCTCGCCCCTCAAGGCAGTCCACCCACTGAAGATGATGGTTGAACAGTTGCGTGTCCAGGTACTTACGGCAGAACTCCTCGAAGTCCGGCATGTCGTCCCTTGCGGACGACTCCACTTCAAGCCGTACAGACCTGAGCCTGTCATCCGCTGCACGGAACTCGGCATCCTGTCGACGCCAGTAGCTTACAGCCTGAAGTGTTACACCGACTTCATCCGCAGCCTTAGTGCGGGGGACGCCAGCCTGGACAAGCCTGTGAAACGCCGACTTCTTCTGTGGAGTGGATAGCTCCCTGATCATAGTTACCTCATGATTGACATGCTTCACAGCGGCCCTTCAGGGGGCCGCTTTTTTGAGC